AGCCGAGGATAGTTTGAATGTTGCTCTCAAACTATCCTCGGCTTTGTTTCCAAATAATGGTTTAAATTTAGCAGGATTATAAATTATGCTGTCACTAATTGTTTTAAAGTTTTCAATTGATCCAAACTCTGTTCTCAATTCGTCGCTGGTTGGCGCCACAGGTTCCTGCACTCTATTTGTTGGATCTGTTATATGAGCGTAATATTGGTCACTGTAGCTTCTAGTGAGAATATAAAAATCTATTAGATTATTAGGACTTGGGTCTATTCTTCGACTATTAGGAGCATTATGAGTGTATTGAAACATAAGATTCTGTCTACCAACTTTGGCAATATAATCGGTCAGTAAAGTTAGTGTTGCTCCGTTTGATCTAAAAAATTTATCTTCAGTGAAGGCATAAAATACCGTTGACGGTGGGTACAGAGTAATATTATTAATTACTTCTGTTTCTGTTGGATACGAAGACACGATGCTGGCTTGATCTACTGGGTCGTACTTTACAAAATTAAACTGATCTACGGCTCTAACAAAAAATACGAATTTATTTTCTGGGTTAGTGGTAGGTGCTACTAGATTGCTAAACAAATCAGGATCGTCAGGCACTTCATCTAGATTGTCATCTGGGAAAGTGACGTAGACTTTTCTATTGTCTTCGAATCCGTCAGACTCCACTACTCTGTTCCATATTCTATAAATTTGACTATAAAATATACTGTTTGAATTGTCGGGCTGAGTGTTTGTGCGTAAAATCTTGATAGCATCTAGTCTTGTAGTTGCTGTTTTACTATCGTATACTTTTACATCAGGGTCGTAATAAAATCTAGTTTCTTTTGTACTTTGAAAATAATAATTTACTCCTCTGCTGGTAACAGTGTATTCTTGATTGGCAAAGACAAATTTTAAAAACCAACTGTTGTCTAATCCAGTGCCCGATGTATTACCAGCATTAGTTAAACTAAAGACACCAGACCCTAGATTTGCTGCATCCACTATGGTCCATAATTTATTAACTACATCGTATCTCAGACCAAATGTCTTATAACTTAAAATATTATTAATCACTTCAGTGGTCAATGCAGCTGACCAAGAATTGGCAAACACCGGAATAACTTGACTTATTTCTGCACCGGTAGGTACATTAACACTCAAAACTGCATTGCCCACACCAGGAGTTGGGTACGAAATTATACTGGCCCACAATGTGGTTCGTTGATTTTCTGTTTCTGGTGAACCTGTCTGCAATTGATTTTGTGCATCAAAATACTGTCCAGCTGGTGCATCAAATTGAACTAGAGCTCCTTGTGTCAGATAGATATAACTTGATGCCCCAAACGTGCCGGTGCTGCGGCCGCCGCTGAATGATGTACGAGACCATGTTCCTGTTGGGGTATATCGTGTTGCTGTTTTATAATACAGATGTCTGGTAGGAATTTTGGCAATTAACGGCAAAACTAAATTTTGCACTACAAAATTAACTTCGCTGCTGCTAGTAAATTGGAAAGTTTCTATTTCAGACGAATCTTCGCTATAGATAATTCCGTCTTCGGCAAAAATATTTGTACTAGAATATTTTCCGGTAGCATCAACTACATCTAAAAATCTACTGACTCCAGAACTGGATCTATTAACTGCTTTAATTTTTAATATATTACTGAAAGTGGTAAAAGGTAAAACATTGTAGTCTTCACCAGTGACCATTCTGTTCTGCGTGTAGTACTGTTGTGGTGCTTTGGTTCTAATGTCTTCTAGTGTTTCTCTAGCCACAGCGTTAGTGACTGTGTATTGTAAACTTGCACGAATAGACAATGTTTCTGCGCGACCGGTTCTTCCTCGATAAGGAATCGAAACTGTCACAGCACTCATTTCTTCTGGTGTTATTTTGTAAGTTTGATTATTGCTTACTCTATAATATAGTCTAAAATTACCAGTTGGTATATTAGTAAATGATCCGTCTCCAAATACCAAATCAATTTGATCATTTGCTCTAGAACTGACACTGTATAAATTTCTGTCAGCAGTGTTGTTATAAATTACATTGATTCCGTTTACTGCTGGTACCTGTGTCCACAATGTGGTTGGATTGCCAGCCGAGCTCAACGAGTACAGCCAAATATCAGTGTTATTAATATTGTCAAAATTGACATTAACTATACGATTTGGTAAACTTTCTGTGATCGTAAAATCAAGATTTTTTAATTCGCCCTGTTTAAAGTAAAAAAAGTATCCGGTATTATTTGATCCGTTGCCTTGGTTATCGTTTCTGTAAAGAAAGTTAAACACACCGCTAGGAGCAGGATCTTTTTCATAGATAAAAGTTTTGTCAGCTGAAGTAGGGCTTATTATTTCAAACGGGTATGTGACACCTGCAATACTAGCAGTGTACGGTTGTACTGGTATCAGACCATTTAACAGATCAATTGCGTATTCGTCGGTTTTTACTCCACTAAGAGTTTTAGTAGCACCAGGTTTACCAATGGCCTGTGTGCTCACTAGAGCTGCATTGAGTACTGTGGTAAACTGTTCTAGCCAGTTTTCGTTGGTACTATCGTTCCAATTAACTAATTGATTGCTTAAATTGGTACCTGTACTGTCGTATACGATTTCTGTTGTGCTGACATTTTGAAACTTAAGATATCCACCAGCCGGTAAACTTCTTTTTGGATTATAGCTAACTAATTTTGCTAACTTTAGTATACTGTCTCTACGTTCGGCTGTATCTAAAAAATTCTCTCTAGCATTAAGATCTGTTCTAAAAGCCAAACTTTGTCCTAGAAACGCTATAAGATCTATAAGTGCAACATATTCAGAACTTTCAGTGAAATCGTTAAAATCTTCAGGATAATAAGTACGCAAGTATTCAATCATGCTCTTGCGTAAAGTTTCAAAATCAAAGCTTTGGAAATCAGCTTCTCTAAAAGTCTGATAGATCTTAGTCCAGTCTTGCCGAGCTAATAAACTAGTTTGTCTTGTTGTAATCGCCATAGTCTATACCTTATTCAGTATTTATGGCAAATAAAAAGTGGTATTATTATGATACTGCAAGGTTATTGGTATTTGAATTAAATGTCAACAGCAGTTGTTCTGAATAATTCCCAGGTAAAAAAGTTAATTCTACTTGTATTTGCAGTCCGTGTTCAAATTCATCCAAAATAACATTATTCACTTGTAGTCTTGGGTCATAGCTGACTATTCTTCTTACATCTTCTACGATAGTTGATTTTACATCAGCTGTTAACGGCTCGTATAGCATGTTCCAGATTATGCTTCCAAAATCTGGATTCATTAGCTTTTGACCTTTACGTATACTAAAATGATTTATAAGGTCGCGTTTGACTAATTCAGCGTCAGTGAGGCGAAATTTTTTGACCTGATTTATTGTGCTAAAGCCTCTATATCTAGTGTTTGCCATATTAATATTTATTGGTAATTAAGGTAAGGATTCAGTTGAAACATCGGCACCTAAATTTTGCACAGCAAAACGACCAGCATTGTAAAATAATGATCCCGGTCTGCCTTTACTGTCTTTTTCTTTACCTTTTTGGCGCCAATCCTTTGCTTTGGTAGCCGGTAAACTGTTCGAAAAGTCGTCGCCTGATGCTTTGAGTTTACTGACGTCAACTTTGGCTGCTGCTGTTTTGAGTTGTTTCGCTGACCCTTGTAAGGTGGGATCCAGTGCTGCTTTTACGCTTTCTGTTGTTTTTGTTGCAGTATCAGTGATAGTGGGTATACCAGTTACTGCTTGTTTATCAATTGACGCTCCACCTTTTCCTACAGAAATTTTTGGTAATGCAGACTGCAAGCCCTGTGCTACAGAACTAATTCCGCTTTCTACCAGTTTTTGAGCGGCTTGAATTGGTGCTGCTGCGGTGTTTAAAAGTCCTCCAAGTGACCCAGCAAGACCCGAAGTAGCCGATTGTAAACCGCTTGTGTCTGTACCCATTAGCCCAGTAATCGATGATAATCCTTGCTGCAAGCTTGGATTCGCATCTTGGAACTGATACGACACTGCCAATATTCCTGCTACTACTTCTTTTGTATCATATTCTTTAATTGCGCCAGATTTAATACAGGCATTGTATTGATTTAACAAAAACTTTTCCATTATGCGATCCTGTACGTTCACATCAAATGTAAACTCAAATTCTGACGTTACTCCATCTTTACCAGTAAAGGCTGCACCGTTAGAAAATTTATAACCGTAATTGATTAGTGTTTTGTTATGTACTGCGTATCGCCCAATTCGAGGAGATTGATTGTATGTGCTATCGTTATTGGTTTCCATAAAAGCAATTTGCACCATTATGGCTTTTATATCACTTTCCCTTAATTGAGGAATTGTTGATTTTACTTTTGGAGTCGGAGCTCCAATTGGTGCAGCTGGATCATCAAGAAGTTCTCTTGGTGCGCCTTGACTAAAAGGATCTTGCCTAGCTTGCTCAGGTCCAAGATTATTTGACTGCGATTTGGCCTGTTGGCCAGCAGCAGCACTGGGTTTACCAGTATCACCAGTGACTGAAGAATTGACAGCGTTTAAATTTGCTTTGATCCCGGCAGGCAAGTTGTCTGCCGCAGTTAATACAGTAGAAGCATTAATTCCGCCAGATTGAAACGCACTAAACATAGCCGCTGCTGTGCTTGCTCCTGCTTTTACTTCAGCGTTGGCTTTGGGATTGCTTGAGACTGTTCGATTAACAAATTCTGTTACGTTAATGGGCATAATTATTCTTCCTGATTTCTAGCAGGTTCTACTAGACCGCTATTTAATTTTTTCTTGCCAGTCTCTCTAGTCCACGGTTCGTGTGTTGGTGTAAAAGGAGCAACGCTTGATAGACCGCTTTGACTGTCTACTACCCAACGTTTGGTATCTACATCGAATCTTACGTTTCGTTGTTGATACAGTTCCATTGGGGGATTGATCTGCGGCTCCACCGGTGTAGTAGCATTGGGTACAACTTTACCTGCGGTATTGATATAAACTTGATCTCCACCTTTGAACCATAATTCTCCGTTGGCCACTTTCCATCCACTGGTAGCACCAGAACTGATTGTGGTTTTACCTGAGGTTGTTAAAGTGAAACTGCTGCTTTTGACATTAAACAGTCCTGCTGTTTCTAAACTAGCGTTTAGTGCTCTGACGTCAAGACTACCACCACTACGAACACCAACGACCCCGGCATTTATATTGTACAAATCTTTAGCTGTAATTAGTTGTAAAGCAGTTTGCGATTCTATAGATGCTCCAGCATACATTCTTAGACTAGAACCTGCGTTGATGTTCACATTACCGTCAGCATGAAAGTTTAAATCCATCTCAGATCTAATGTTCAAACTATCTCCGCTGTAAATGTTAATACTACCTTTTGGTGTAAATTCCAACCAAGCAGTTCCTTTGTTGTTGATGATATACAACACTTCGTTGGTATCATTTAATAATATTTGATGTCCGCCAGCTGAACGCAATCTGACCAGTTGACTATCGCCATACAAATCGCCGTCATCCATTACAAATGTATGGCCGCCCCGGCGCTCTGTTGGTTTCCAATCACTGATTTTTTCTCCTTGATTACCAAGTTTTAGAGCCTCGTCCAATGTCTCTTTGTCTGGGTATTTGTCGGTT